AGCCGGTGCCCGGAGCGGTGATGACCGCGGCGATCGGGCAACCCAGCATATTGGCGAGGCGAACGTTATAGCCGTCACTGAAGACGTAGATGTGCGGACCTTCCCAGCCGCCGGAGGCGCTGGTGATCCAGGTGCCGGTGATCGGGTCGAGATACTGGAGAAAAAGATACATCCCCAAGCTGACCAGCCACTCACCGGCCGGGACCGGGATCGCCTGGCCGGCGGCAAGCGTCAGACGGTTGCTGCCGACATCGATGTTCGCGCCGGTCAACTCGGTCGGATACAGGTTTTGTGGTATCGGGAGTCCGACGCCGGGCCCACTTATACGTGCTACCATTGCATTGCTCCCGTTAAAATTGTGGGCCGCCGATGTTATAAACCCATGCCCCCGATGAGGACTTGGCGCTGATCAAGTCGTAGCCGACCACAACAACGCCCTGTTGCCCGATCTGCCCGAGCGGCACCAGCGACTGGAACCCGCTGAAGTCGAACGCAGCATCCTCGGACATATACATCGAGGTGTACTTGGTATTGCACACGAACATCGACCCGTCCGCCAAGAACGAGTCGGCAAAGATCGGAATGCCCGAGACGACAATGTTCGGGAAGCTCGACCGCACCTGGGTGTCCATGGTGTAGGTCGATCCGGGATTGACGAACTGCTGTTCAATCCCGATGAAGCTCGTGTTCAGCGTGGCGTAATCGCCCGGCGCCATGACCACGAAGGTCGGCGCCTCACCACCAGCATTGTTGGTGATGAGCTGGAGGATCGTCGCCATCGTCTGTCGGTTAAAACCGATCGTCGCCACCGAGCCAAGAGCGCCGGTGTAGCTCGACATATTGATGTACTGGCCCTTGAACGCTGAGTTGCCGGCGGCGTTGCGGTTGATGCCGCCGTAGGTCGGGATCACCGTGCCGTCGTTGTAGGCGTCAAGGAAGGAGTTCGGCAGCAGCGGGTTACCGGTGTTGTTGCTGTAGAGCAGACCCGCCATTTTCTGCTTGGTGACGGCGTAAACGTCGTTCATCCGCGCCTTGAGCAGCGAGATCTCACGATCGGTCGCCTGGATGATCGTCTCACCGAACGGCAGCGGGACCGGCACCACCCAGTAGGCCAGATTGAACTGTCCGTTCTGAATCGCCGGGATGATCTGCGGCGAATTGAAGCCGCCGCCATAACCGGTGAATTGACCTTGGACCATCGACTGCCCCTGCATCGGGATAGTCACTTGGTTGAGGCCGCCCGCCGCACGCTGGGCATTACCGAGCAAGTAAAACAATGAAGGCGAGGCGAAATATATCTGAACGAAGAGACGAGGGACGAAAGCTCTGCGTGTCGCTGCAGTTAGCTCAGTAAACAAACTGCCGGCGGCAGGCGCTACGCCGATACCAGGAAGCGGCATTTTTCAAACTCCCTTGTCAGCGTCGTTGACCGCGTAGCTCGCCAACCGCCTGAACAGCAGCCTGCAGAACCGCGCCGTCATTGTCGCCTTTGGAATCAAGCATTTGCTTCAGGAAAGTGTCGTCTTCCTTCGGCGGCTCGATGAAATTGAATCCCCCGAATGCCCGCGGGCTCATAACTTCCTGCGGCGGGTTCTGCTTTTCGAGGTAGGCGGCGGCGACCAGATGGTCGGGAATGCCCCTCTCCTCCATGAACTTCTCGACGGCCTCGATGCCTTCCTTGGTGTAACGCTGCTCGCGCAGCGCCTTGCGGCCGGCTTCGAACTTGGTGTTCAGCGCCGCCAGATTGGCGTCGTTATCCCGCTTTTCCTTGTCGGCATGGATCGAAGCCTGCAATTCCTCGAACTTCTTCTGCCACTCGGTCTTGGCCGCGGCTTCCTTCTCGTCGGCGTCGAGATCGGGCGTCAGCGCCGTCGGATCGACCTTCTTGTGCGCCCGCTGCAGCAATTTCTTGCCGTCCGGATCGGAGTTGATCTTGGCGATGGTGTCGCGAATCCGCTTGAAGTTGGCGAGTTCGCTTTCGTCGATCTCGACAGTGGCCATGGTCAATCACTCACTTGTCGCTGCCGGCATTCGGCACATGCGAGACCGACATCTTCTCGGACTTCGCCATGCCGGGCAGATGCGACTTGCGACCGCCGATCTCCAACTCCTCCATGTTCACACGGACGATCTGGCTGTCGGCCTTGGTCGGAAGGGTCTTGGTGGAATCCTGAAAGATGTTCGGCATGTCACGCTGCCTTTGGCTGTTGCTGCTGTTGTGGATTCTGTTGCTGCTGACGCTGCTGCGCGAGCATCTGCATCTGCTGATTGCCCTGCTGCTGCGCCTGCGCCATGCGTTCCAGCTGCTGGCGCTCGCCGGCAGGAGTAACCGAGCCGGGCGGCACGAACTTCGAAAGACTGGTCAGCGCCTTGAGCACCGCCTGCCCCGCGTCCGACCCGGCGCCAACCTGCGGGAGGACTTCCTGGAGCTGCTTGACGACGAGCCCCAGCCGCTGCAACCCGGCAGCCTCGTAACCGCGATTCGGCGTCGGCTGCGATGCACCCGATTGGCCGAAGGGAGGAGCGGCTGGAGAAGCTGCAGGACTTGGATTAGCGGCTGGGGCTGGCATTTACTTGCGCTTGTGTTTGCGCCGACGATTGCGTTCCAGCATTGAATCCTCCTGCTGTTGCGCGAGATGGCTCTACTGGACCACCAATGGATCAGGGTAGCAGTTGACAAAAGCGGAAAGCAATATAGAGTTCAAATAGGTTGGTTTCAGTTGTTATAGCGACACATGAAAAACAACAGCGCGGTTAAGACCAAAACAAACGGCGAAGCGGCGTATTTTTCAGTCAGGGAAGCCGCAGAGTATTTCGGTTTCAGCATCTTCTTTGTCTATACCCTGTTAAAAATTCCCAACGGACCCCCGTATCTTAAAATCACCACCAACAAAAAAATGCGGCCGACCATCCGCATTCCTAAAAAAGAATTCCTGGCCTGGATCCAACGCTACGAAGGACAACCCAAATGCACCTCTTGAGCATCGTTTTCGGCCCGACGCCTACTGCCTGGGCCATGCTGTTCCAGAAGCCGGAACTGGCCGACAAAGCCTTTTTCGATCTCGAAGTCGCCAAGCGCGAGCGCAAAGAAACGGTCTCGGTCTTCGACGAATACGGCCAGCGCGCCGTGTTCGAGACCGTGGATATCCACGGCTTCATGCTCGAAGATTTGGAGAAGTCGAAGGTAGCGCAGATCGAGCGCGGGTTGCATCAGGCGCGGACGCAGGCGCGCGCACAGCAGCAGGCACTAGCTGACCCGATCCTATCCAACGCTGCGCGCATGCAAGGTGCCCCGGTGCTCTCGCCGATGGGTAACGGACGATTTAACGGGTAAAGGACCATGCGCCGACGCAAGCTAGACCTCGACGATGTCCTGGTGCTTGCTTTTATTGTGCTTGCGTCCACGCTCGTGTATTTCGGAGCGCAGTGGCTGGTAGCCAACTAGTGGTGCTTCCCACCGGCAAACTGCTTTTCCAGTAACTTATTACCCAGCTCGGGATTTTCCTGCAGCAGCTTCTGCATCATCTGCGCCTGCTTCGCCTCACGCTCGCGATGGCGGATGATCGCCGCTTCCTTGTTCGGCAACGGCGTGTTCTCAATGACGTACTCGGCATCGACAATGCCTGCCTTGAACGCAGCCATGATCAACTGGGTATTCTCGTCAAGGAAAATCGGCGATGACGAGTGGCTGTCGACTACCACGCGCCAGTCAGCCGGCAATTGCGAGATCAAAAACCTCGTATCGCTGATGTCGGTCGGTTTTTCCGCCTTGGTGTAGTAGAAACGCGAGTCCTTGGCTTCCATCATCGACAAGGTGAGATCGGCGGCCTGCGCGCATTGCCGTTCGACCAGCAGCGAGCGGTCGCGCAGTGTCGGCGAAGCAGTCTTCACCAATGTATCAGCATGCGACTGGGCACGAACGCCGGCCTCGCCCATCCCTTGCATCACCGGCGGAAAGTTGCCCAGCCAATTGATGGTCTCCATCAACCATTTGAGCATCGGAAGGAGTTCTGGCGGGACTTTCGGCGTCAGATCCTTGATATCCGATCCCTGCTGCAAGCCGATGTAACCGGCAGCGCGGAAAGCGTCGTAGCGCTCATCGGTAATACCCGCCTCGCCGATAAATCCGAGTATCTTATCGACCTGCAAACCAAAAAGACGCCGAGCGTCATCGCACCACGACGCCAAAAGCATCTGCGGCTCGATCAAATCAACCAATTCACTGCGGCCCCAGAACCAACCGGTCACCTCGTTGGGCTGAATCAGTCGGTAGGGCTGCATTCTGCTGCCCTGGATCAACAAATTCTGCTTCTTGGTGACAATGTAATCGTTGCCGACGCGCGCGCGGTGCGGAGAAATCAGGATATCGGGCTCGATAAACTGGATGGTAGTGTAATCTTCCTCGTCCTTGATCCACAATTCGTGCATCTCGACCATGTCGGGGGCAACAACAGGTCCCATGATCGCGTAATTCGGGTCATTGGCGATCTGCACGAGGCCGCCGGGAAGCGTTGCCGAGGTCACGCCGGTCTGAATCTGCGAGGTCGACAGCACCTGATGGAAGAAACTGGTCGGTGCCGAGCCATCAGTGCGCCCGCCGGAGGTGGCGTTGGCCTTGATCCGCTGATACATCCGTTTCGCGTCGGGGAATTGCCAGATCCGCTGCCAAACCTCGGCCAGAGTGAGTTGCGAAGTCTCGCAGATGATCTCCTGCTTATCCAGATCGTTCTCGTCTTCACGATAGACGCCGAAATTCCACGGCATCACGATCTTGCGATTGTAAGACGGTTCTTCCTCCTGCTCCATCGATGGCCATTGCTTGAGAACAGCGGAGCCGTATTTCAAACTCTCGAAGGTACCGCGGCCAAACAGGATGTCAGTATTGGTCCGATCCCATTGGCGGGTCAGCACCTTGGCGACCTCGCGCCCCTGCTTGTAAATCTCCGCACCGTGCGGATGCTCGAAGTCGAGATCGAACTTCAACGAAGTCGGACTGTAGAGATTGGCCGCGACGCGTTCCAGCTGCTTGTTCAACGTGTTGATCAGCGACTTCTGACCGTCGTAGCGGCCGGTTTCGGCAAGCGCGTTGAGCAAGCGGTAGTAGGACGCCCGCGCGCCGGCGCTCACCCGGCACTGCGTAATCCACTCGTGAACCTGGGAGACAAGTTCTTTCTCGTTTGTCGGGATGCCGCCGGGGATCATGCCCGCCGCCTGTAATTAGGGTTCATCACCTCGTTCGACGGATTGTCCGACATTGCCTGGTAACCCGCCTTGCTGGCGTGAAATTCCCGGAGCTTGGTTTGGAATTTCGCTCCGACATTAGGGAACGGTCCAGTCTGAGTACCGCTCGACAGCTGCGCACCCATAGCCTGAAAGCCGGTCGCGTCAGGCGCCTTGTCCATCAATTCAGTAATCGAGTTCTTGACCGGGATGTGCGCTGGCTGCGACTGGTCCTTGTCGTCGCGCAGATTGGTGATCTTCATACCGGACATTTCGGAAACCGGGACGCCGAGCATGTCGGCCGCCGTTTGCGCCCGCCCTTCCGAACTGCGCTCGATATCGCGGTAGACGTTATCCACCGTCTTCATCGTCTGAGTGCGGATGAACGGCATCGCCACCTCGTCAGTCCCGGTGTTCAGTTGCGCTCGGCACATCGGACAGAACTCCGGCCACTTCTGCTCGCCAGGCCATTTGAAGGTCTCGGCGCAATCGGGGCAACGCAGTTTGAGGATGACGCTCATTTGTATCGCCAAGCGCGCTTGCGCAGTATTGCGCTCTCACGGTAACGCGACACGCGCTTTTGCGCAAAAAACATTTCCAGATGGTTCTGATTGAACAACTGTACCTGATCCTTGATGCTCAACCGCTTCTTCGCTTCCTCGGCCTCGCGAGTTCGCTTCTGCGCCATAAGCCCGGTTTTGACTTTCTCCAGCCAGCACTGGACCGCCATCGCCGCAGCCACCACCTTGTCATCCTTCTTGCTCCCTGGCGCCTCGATGCTATCGCCGTCGCGGGAGATGCTGTTCATCTCCTTGATCAAATCAGCCGATCGGATGCGAAACGTACCATTGGACACATAGTCACGCAATGCCTCCATGATCTGCACCTTGCGGCTATTGTTCGAGACCCAATGGTAATTGTGCCCAGCGCTCATCGAGTCGGTGCGGGAGTAAATGTAGGTCTGCACGTTCTTGAAGATGTTGGTCAGCCCCTTCTCCTGCACCTCGCGCATCTGGTGGCCGATGCGAAGGTAGACTTGCAGATCCTTGATCGACTGGAACACCTGATTGCCGGGGCCGATCAGCTCCATGATGTAGCGAATCTCGTTAGTGCCCTCGCCGTACCAACCGAGCAGCGCGGCCAGGACCCAGGACAGGTGCCGGGTAGTGACCAGCGGCGAGGCGTACTCGGCAACCTGGTCAATCCCATCAGCGTAGCAGCGCACAATCTGGATCGACGAGCGGTCGTTCTTCTCGTTCTCGCCATAGGCCGGATCAACGGAGACGACGTAGTTGGCACCAACCTCGGGCTCCTCCCACACCTTCAGTTCCGACTCCCTGATCGTCCGCGCCTTGTAGGCGCGCATGTTGATGAATTCCTCGCCAGTCTGGAACCAGTAGTTCTTGAACTTGTTGCTGACGAATTTGTTGGTCTGATCGGTGAGAACTTCCGGTGAGAAGAAGGTAGCGCCGGTTTGCTGGAATGCCTCGTCCTCGGTCCAGGGATTTTCTTGAATTCTAACATTCGATCCCTCGAACTCAGGCTGTGCGTCACCGGAATCGGCCGTCGCCGCGGCCGGGTTCATCTTCCGCCTGATCCAAGCAAGTTGTTGAGGCGTGATTGAGTACCCGTACTTCTCCTTGACTGCCTGAATCTTGAACTGCTCTTTGTCTGACGGTGGGTAGAGCCCATACATCTGAAAGTCGAGGCTGGTCTTAGGAATCATCTGACTGGGTTTCGACCACCAACCAAGGAAAATACATTTACAGTGAGAAGAATCCTTACGCGCATCCTCCCACATAGTGTTCCACGAATTGTATCCGCGAGCAGTCGACTCATAGATATAAAGACGATCAGGGTTGGCGTCCGACAGCGAGTTCTCGAACGCTTCAAGACCCTCATCGTTGTCGTAGGAGCAAAGCTCGGAGAGATGCGCGAGCGAGACGCCAAGCGATCGGCCGAGCGTGCCGCTAGTCTTGGTCTTCTTCACGCCGGCCGAGAGAAACAAAATCTTGGAATGATTGGCAAGCGTGATGCCCGATCGGTTGTCCGCAGTAATGTGCGGAAACTTGAGCGAAGACGGCAGGCCGTTGATCATCGCTGTCAGTTCAGCGCGGCTTTCCTGTCTGTTCTCGGACGAATCGAAGACGCACGCCCCTTTGAGTCCAGGGTGGAAGCCAAGGAGAAAAGAAGTGAGCGCGCGGGCGATCGTCGAGAGGCCCAATTGTCGAGATTTCAATACATAGATTTTGCGGATATCGTTTTGCAGCGCGTCGAAGGTCTCGGTGATAAACCTCTTTTGCCCTTCGTAGAGGTGATCACCAAGAATGATCTCGCC